AGTTGATACTTCAAGGCATTTCCAAGATAAAAGCCTTTCAGCTGTTCTGGTGTCATGAAATTCCTTAAGGCATCGATAGACTCCATGCCATATCGTCCTTGATAATGGCTTGGTTTGTTTACGTTATCAATTATTTCTGGGTACATTTGATAGCCTCCAAAAGTTCTGGATTTTCATAGATGTTTCCTTGAAGGAATACACTACAGTTTTCAATACAGTCGAATAGATTATCCCAGGCGCTTTTTTCTGTACGTACATCTAACAACTTAAACATACCTTTATCAAAGATAATCTTTGCTGTACCACTATCTTCAAATCCATCCCAATAACTCCACTCGATAACATCTCCTTCAAAAAGTTCTTCGCCAAAATAATCTTTGAGTCCTGTTGATTGCATTAAAATAAGTTTATCACTTGTTTCCCTTGATATAGCAATCCCATAGCCTGTATCTGTTGATTTTTTGTAGATTTTGCCATCTTCACTTACGAAAAAATCTTCCACAAACTCCGAAAAACGTTTATCCCATGCTCTAAATTTCGGTGTCATGCAAATCCTCCTCTTTAACGAACGTACCGTCAATCCAACGACCCTTTCGGTCTTTGATTTCTTGATAGGCTAGTTCAAAACATTCCTCGAAGCTATAACCAAGGGCATTGCTGATTGATTTTAAGTAACCGATTGAATGCGCTAAATTATAGCGACACATTTTCTTGCCGATTAAATCATGATTCAATTGAAAACTACTAATGTTAGCACTTAACCATTTAAAGGAATCCATCACATCTTTGCTTTCTGCGAACCCTGATTCCTCAAAAATCTTATGCACATCCTCTTTTATCAGCAAGGCCAGACCGACAATCACGACTGCGCAATCTCCGATACTGTCCTTTGTCAGCTTCTCATTCTTCTTGAGATAGCCTGCGCATAACTCACCGAACTCTTCACTTAGTTTCAAAGACTGCTTGTCTAGTCGTCCACCGTTTTCAAGGTCACGGTCAATAAACCATTGTTTGACTTTTTCTATTGTGTCCATGATAATTCCTATCTATTTGTCAGTTTTGGTACAATTTCATTTACGATAAATAAGTAGTTTGGTGCTACAAGATACCGACCAATATTGGAAGCAAAAGCCAATATCAATGCTAGTGTAATACCAACAATTAGCTTTTTTATAGTTCCTTTAGAGTTTTTAAGGTTCTCCTTTGTAAGTTTCTCTGCATATTCAAGCTTAGTAAAACCTTCTGGAATATACCTATAACTCAAACTATCGGAATCTACCTTGATTCGAACTACTACATACACAAGAACTCCTGTTAGGATAGCACTAAGCAAAATCATAGCTATAGAGGTATTATCAAGTACATTGTACAAAGTCCATTCTCTCATAAGCTGTTCGTAAATCTGTGGTGCATTCCCTTTAAATGTCGTAAGCAAAGAGCTTACTTCATCAACTGTCATATTTAGCATTTTTGCTAAAGCTTGTAAAATATCGTCCATTATAATAAAACCTCATCTCCTATCTTCACCTTGTCATACACGTCCTTCGTAACCACGAACATCCCGTAGTCACGTATCGTAAGCGTGTATAGCTTCCCATGTCGCCCTTTCTCGACGACCTTACCGAATATCTCTGCGCCTGCGTTATCAGCCTTATAGATAACCATTGGCTTCTTTTCTTCTAAATCTCGAATCCTGTCCATCTGCCAGATGTTTAGTCCAGCAGATAGCAAGATCCAGATTGCAATAAATCGTTTCACTTCTCGTGTTCCTCCTCAAAATAAAACTTTCCGTCGAATGGTTCGATTTTAATGATTCCATAATCCAATCCAAGTCTTGCTATGAATGGCTTGGTGATTCTTTCGTGCAAGGTAGACATCTGCTCCCTGAATTCATCTAACAGAAAAGTAGATTTGTAGAAATTGCATTGATAACAAGCAGGCATATAGTTTTCAAAACTATCCTCTCCACCTCGATAGTGAGGATGCAAATGATCCACTCTCAAAGTTTTTAAATCCAATTCCTTGCCACAATAAGCACAGTGACCACCATACTTATCTAAAACTTTTTGTCTAGTGGCTTTAGATATGCTTTTTCGTTTCAATCTGTGACCTCCTCAAAGTAGCTATGAAGTTTACTTAAATTGATAATAGCAACCTCTTCAACAGAATGCTTTTCAATATCAAAATCTGGATCGTTTTTCCCAAATTCTTTCTTTATAGCTTTTTCCGCTAGAAAAGGTAAGTCGAATATACTTGCTCCATTTCTTAAGGCAAGCGGTTGACCGTGTTTGTTTACTACTCGATAACCTACATCGAACGGTCTGATTTTCGCAGGGATTTTTATGCGTTTGCTTTCAGTTTTTGTAGCTTGTTCAAGTGTTTGTACCATCACTCAACCTCCAAGACTTCAAACAAAGGACTGTTGAATACTTCGCCGAAGTCTGCATCTTCAAGTTGTTTTTGGGTAAAGTTTGTAGCTAGGCCGCCCATAGAGAAGAATAATTTCTTATCCACAGCGTTATAATATAACGGTTGCTTTGTTGCTTTCATCACTACTGTATACCGCTTTTCTTTCTCGACCTCGTAGCCGTCCAGCCATGCACGGGCGTATGCCTCGCTATTGTTACGAATCCATCCTAAAACTTCTGTAACGTCACCCTCAAAATCATCAATTATAGCCCGTCCATAGTATGAGTAAGGTACGGTGCTTCCATATAACGTGCCTGAACGTTTTTTAAAATACTCAATCCAATCCGCCACACACTGCTTTACTTTGACTTTTTGGGATTTTTTAAAATCAACTTTCGGAAGTTCAATTTTTTGCGGTTCATCAAGTTGATTAATAATTCCTTTGATATAACCAAATACACCCCAACCATGTAGTTCCAAAATCATGTCTCTTTGCTCTTCAATTTGTTTTAATGCTTCCTGCTTATTCATCTTCCAACTCCTCAACTCACCTTGTGGCTTTCCAGATTTCCAAATTCTTGGCCATGGTTTACAAAATACGAACCAATCAGAACGGCATCAGCCTCGTCGTCTTTGACGTTTAGGTCGAATTCATCAGACACCTTAGCAACGGCCTGTAGCTTCATTGATTTTTTACTTCGGTCCTTGTAGCTAAACTTCCAGTACTTGCGCCAGGTCGACACGTTCACGAAGTACACATTGTCAGCAATCAGTCGGCCAAGGATGATACCTGTCACAATTCCAATACTAATCATAGACTGCTGATTTGGCCCCATGACTGAGTTCTTCTCGACCACAATTGATTCAAAATGGCAGTCGTATTTCTGGAGCGCTCTCGATTGAATTGCTCGCAGTTCGCTAGCCATGAAGCGCCCACGTTCAAAGAAAGATTTGCTTTTATGTTTTAAGACACCACTCTGGACAAGATCAGAGCCGTGAAATACGGCCCAGCCTGTCGCAGTAGTTGAAATGTCTAACGATAATGTCAGAGATTTCATTGCAGTTCTCCCTTGAATCCACAGAGATCAAATAGGTTTCGTTTATTACTCTCAATAAACTCAAAGAACTTCTGAAGTTCGGCCAAGTGGCGCTTTTCTCTCTTGATTCCAAGGCTCGTATGATACTCTGTCGGCATTTTCGGTGTCACCTTAATATCTAACCAGTAGAGAGGCTCAAACACGTCGCCACTTGTATCAAGAGAAGCATCTGCATCTGTATTTCTAAAATGCATCTGCATATCATATTCAATTTTATTGGTGATCGTGATGGTCTTGTTCACGATTTCAAGTGTGATATCTGTTCCTGGTATGTCGATTTTATTTAACATTTTTTGCTTCCTTTTATTTCAATTCTTTTGCGATAGCAGCAATGACATTGACTGTCACACTGTTTCCTGCTTGTTTATATAATTGACTGTTCGAGTTGACCTCTTGCGCTTTGTCAAAAGCCCAGTCTGGGAATCCTTGCAATCTCCAACATTCACGAGGTGTCAGCTTTCTAATTCTAAAATCAGGCTCAATTACTCCTTGACTTTCTCCAGTCAATAAAGTATTTGCTATCTGCTTACCAACTCGACCTCTACGAGTTTTCGAATTAGGGTGTGACAAGTTTACACTATCACCAATTTGTGCTTCAGCGTATCCTTGAGATGTTGCTTCTTTCACTCTGATTTTAGGTTCAAGACCTCCACCTTGATAGGCTCGGATTGTTGGTGCGATGCCGTCTGTTTCGTAAACCACTCCACATTGATTAAAATTGGGTTGCAGGATTCCGAACTGTTTTATAGCGACCTGCTTAGGCTCTTTGTAATCTGTTGCGGTTAAAGTTCCCACTACACCACCTGAACCATAGACCACGCTTTTAGTTCCTTTACTTGTGCCATTCGGATTTTTAGTATTGCCTATAATTTCTATTTTTGGTGGTTGATAATCAGATTGTTCACTTTCTCCGCTGATAGGAAAAACGTTTCTGGTACGTTCTCCTCTAAGATGTCCGATAATGAACACACGTTCCCGATTTTGGGGGACTCCAAAATTCTTGCTATTAAGCACTTGCCATTCCACATCATACCCCAATTCGTCCAAGGTTCGGATGATGGTTTCAAATGTAGCCCCTCCGTCATGGTTGAGGAGTCCTCTGACGTTCTCAAGGAATAAATATTTAGGTCTGAGAACAGATGCGAACCTACAGATTTCAAAGAACAAAGTTCCTCGTGTATCTTCAAAACCTCGTCTGTTTCCTGCAATTGAGAAAGCTTGGCACGGAAAGCCTCCACAGATAACGTCCACACTTCCGAATCTTCGAATAGACTCATCTGTGGCTCTTGTAATGTCATGTAATTCAATTTCTCCTTCTGTGTTATGTATCGCTTTATAACTGGCTCTAGCGTATTTGTCTATTTCACAAAATCCAACGCATTCATGCCCGGCGGACTCCATACCAAGACGAAAACCGCCGATGCCAGCGAATAAATCCAAAAATTTCATCTGTTTATCTAAAAAATGCGACTGCCTTTGTGATAATTGGCTAAATACGGGCAGTCGCTCGTCCAAAGTCACATGACCCTTACTGACGTTTTCTAGTTCGCAGTTTTACAAGAATGCACGGCTTGTTGATTTTTGAGTTGTTTCCATTTTGGAAATTGTTACCTTGTCCGTGCTGACTGTTGCGACTCTCTAGCAGAGCGACGCTCTCAGCGACTACTTCGGTCACATATCGACGCTGACCGTCTTTCTCGTAAGACCTGACTTGTATGCGTCCAATGATCCCAATAAGTGAGCCCTTGCTGCAATACTGAGCAATGATGTCAGCTGTACCCTGCAAGCTAGATACATTATTAGGCGTTTTTCGTAGGTCAGGAGGCGCTACAAGCCTCCCAACCAATGTGACGTTATTGATCATCTAATCCATCCCTTCGTACAAACTTTTCCCAAGTTGTTCCTCAAAATCTTTTTCATCTTCGGGGTCTAATGCAGCTAACTCTGTGACAACTCTTATTTTCGTTTCTCTACACGGCTGATAACCGTATTTGGCATACCTCAACATCCTATTAAATGTGCTTACGGGATATGGCAAAACATTATCAACAACTAAACGTTTTGTGTGCAAATGCTCAAAGAAATCCTCATGAAATATGACTTCAAAAACAGCCATATAATCATCTTCATCCAAATTGTCATAGTTTTTGTAATAAGCAAACTTCGTTATTGTGAAATCAAAATTTGAAATAACTTGTTTTGGATTTCCGTATGTGTTTCTGATGAGCTCTAAACGAACTTTATCTTTTATAGAATATATAGACCAGCAATTTTTGTTTTCGTACGAAAATTTCCAGTCTTTTTGTTTTTTTTTTTTTATTTTTTTTTTATATTTTT